TACCTTCAGAAACTTCAGTCTCTTCAGGGACACAGTTAGGAACCATCTTACCACCTTTCTTCTTCATACCAACTTGCTTGTATCCAACCCAGCAAGGATCACCAGATTTTTTCTTCTCTTCAATTTGTTCTACTTCTTCTTTCTTATACTGAGGATGATCATCAAGTTTCATGCCACGTTTTTTCTCAAGACGTGCTTTTTTCTCAGCAGTTTTCTTTGGATCAGCAGGAGGTTTGGCATTACTGAGTAACTTTACTCTTGAAATATCTTTTGCAAGATTATCATACTTATCCTCACCCATCAGTTTAGGACCCTTGGCCTTTTTCGCTGCAACCTTCGCTTCATTTTCATTAGGCGATTTTGTCATGTTACGAATTTTTTGATCTTTTTGAGCTGCTTTATGCTTCTTGGGATCAATCTCAAAAGATTCTTTCTTAGTGCTGTTACCCCAGTTGGCAGCACCTTTCTTACGACACTTCACCAGAGCACCAGATGCATATGCAGAGGGCCATACAGAATAACGTGCTTTTACCTTATGATAGCAAGCATCTTTTGTACCGCTACCCTTTCCTTTCTTGTCTGACATTTACTTGTCTCCCTTCATGTGATCAGCTGCTTTATAACGTTTGTCACCCTTCATATAATTTTGATATGCTTTAGTGTTTGCTTTTTTGTCAGCGTTAGTGACAGTCATTTTCTTTGGTTCTTCTTCTTTTTTCTCACCACCATAAACTGCTTCATATGCAGTCTGGACACCTTCCATTGCAGCAGATTTTTTCTTAAGTGCTGACTTACGAATAGCCAATTCATTACGATCAGCAGGAGTCATTTTACCCTGTGCTTTCTGGCGCTCACCTGGTTTAGCAGGTTTGCCTTGACCTTTGAATGAACGGTGTGAGTATGCAGCACCACTCATCTTGGAATCACCAGAAATTTGCTTACCAGCATCAGAGCGGGAGTCCATATACTCCTTTTCAGACTGACCATGCTTACCTTTATAAAGTTCTTCCAGTTCTTTCAATTGAGACTCATGAATCTTAGCAACAGTTGCCTCAGAAAGTTTTGTCATCTTTTCAGTTGCCTCATTGAAATCAGAAGCGATTCCCTCATCAATCAGGTATGCAACTACAGTATCAAAAGAATCAAGTTCCAAACTCTCAGACTTAACTTTGTCTGCCAACTTACCTAATGCACTACCAACAAAGTTTCTTGCTTTTTTGACACCAGATTTAACTGCATCTTTAGCACTTCTACCAGCACTCTTAACAGCAGACTTTGCTTTTTCTGTCTTTGATCGATTCAGTCTATCCTGCTCCTTATCTGCAGCCTTTGCTGCTGCTCTTGCATCTTGTGCTTTCTTTGCGTTTGGATTTACCTGAACTACTTTTTGTTTCTTACCAATAAATTCTTTCTTACCAGTTCCCTTAGATCTGTAAGTCATAGCCTTTCTGACTCCTGACTTCACCTCTGACTTTGCAGTTTCCCTTGCACCACTGGCAACTCTTGCTGGTCCTTCACTCTTTGAACCCTTAGCAGCGGCTGCTTTTTTATCTTCGGCAGCCTTTCTTCTTTTTTCTCCGCTGGTAGCACTCCTGGTTGCAGGAAGAGCACCTTTAGTTTCAGAACCACTAAGAGCTTTAGGTTTAGAATCTGCTGTTTTAGCGAGAGCACCTGCAGGAGATTTCTTTGCTAACGCTCCACCTTTTGAAGAAACCTTTGCTAATGCACCACCCTTTGAAGAAGACTTTGCTAATGCACCACCTTTTGGTCTGGTTGCTAAAGCACTAGATGGTCTAACCACCATAGCAGACTTTTTGTCAGATTCTACCTTAGCCTTTTTCGCTGCTTGTTGTGCTGCAAGTTTCTTTCTCTGACTTGAGAGCATACTTTCTCTCTTTGGTTTAGGACCCTTAGATGCTCCTGGTTGTCTCTTTGCTGCTCTTGCTTCAGTTAAAAGAGAACACTCATCATCAATGAAATCATCAAATGACGCTATAATATCATCCAATTCAAAACCTTCCTCAAGGAACTCATCAACAATTTCTTCAACGAAATTATCAACTTCTTCCTGAGAAAGGTCTTCAAAGATTATTTCTGTCTCTTCGTTTACGTTGTATAACGACTGATAAGCAGCAGCAACTTCCCTAAGGTCCATTTTGTTATAAATTTTTGACGTTATCTTTATTTATAACTTTGTTTTATTAAATCCAAACCCTCCTTCAGACTCACCTTCTTCTACTCTTTTCTTCATAACAACGCCACCAAGAGATTCCATAATTTTTAGAATGTCTTCTGCTCTTGCTCCTTCACCAAGTTCTTTAGCAATATAAAAGTATTTGTCAAAGAACTCTTTACCATATTTTTCGTAATCTTCTACTGTGATTGATTTATTCTTCATGGTCATGTTCCAGAGCAGACTCAATTGCTTCGTCAAGTTTTACAATTACTTCTCGGACAGAAATAGTTCTCTGTCCTGGAAACTCATAACTATCTTGTTTTGTGCAACGAAACAATTCTTGTCGAACTGCTGCTGCTTGATGAACAGATAGTTCTACTGTTAGATTTTTACCACAACTCATAGATCTCCCTCCACACGATTTTCAGAATAGTAAACGTCGAATGCACCACCAGGGTAACGTGCCTCAAGTTTTTTCACGTTGCGAGCAACAACATCATCAAGAGAAACTTCAAGTGCCATGCATGCTTGTGCCACATACCACATCAAGTCACCAAGTTCAATAATCATATGCTCCTTATTGTGTGCATCAAATGGTTTGCCCTGGAAAATCATCTTCTTGATAATCTCAAGGAACTCACCACCCTCAGCATTGATACCAACACCTGCAGTCAAAAGACGCTCGATGTTTGCACCTTTTTCGTCCAGTTGTACTAGACGGTCAGAAAGAGCAAGAAAGTCAGTTGATGCTTCTGAAGTTACAGCATTAACGAACTCTTGATACTTTTCAAAATCAACAGTTTTAGTCATAGTTAGAATTTAAGTGATGCAAATTTTTTAACAAGTTTGTCGCCGTCTTGATTATTATACTCTTCTTCTTGTCCGCTGTCAAGGATGTCGTGTTGTGCAGACTGCTCACAATCATACAGTCTCATCTTTGCTCTATCGATGCCAACCACGAATCTTTTGTTGACTGCCAGATCATTATATCTATTCTTCAATTGTTTTACCATAATCTGTCCGAGTTCTTCAAGCTCATCTGTGCTAATAAGGGCAAACATAAGATCAGCAGTAGCAGGCAAACCAAAGGACTCACTAGTATCAGTGAGCTCAACATCGCTGCTACCATAACCTGAGCGAGTGGTCTGCGTGGCAGAAATGATAGGGACGTTTGCCTCAACAGCCAATCCTCGAAGTTCTTCAGCAATACTTTTGACAATAGTATATGAATTGACAGCGCCACCTCCGCGATAGCGGGAGGAAGCACATATATTAAGGTAATCAATGAAAATAATATCAGGTCTAAATGACTTCTTAAGTGCGAGTTCATTAAGAAGTGCTTTAAAATGTCCACTGTGAGCACTCGCTGTTGGATATTCTTTAATTATAAGAGATCCCTGAGTTTTTTGAGAAATGTTAGCAACCTTAGACTCAAACATCTGACGTGGCAGGTTTGCAATCTCTTGAATATTAACATTCAATAGATTAGCATCTATCCTTTCAGCAATCTTTTCCTCAGCCATCTCCATCGTAATGTACAGAACATTCTTGTTCTGTAGAAGACAAGCAGAGGCAACATGGCACATAAAGAGAGACTTACCCACGCCAGTGCCTGCAAGAGCAATGTTGAGAGACTTATTACAAAGACCACCCTTTGTGATCTTGTTGAAGAAGTCCAAGTCAAAAGGAATCTTTTCCTCAGTCTGATGGTAGAAGTTGTATCTTTCTTCATAGTCACTCAAATAATCGTGTCCAATGTGATTATCAAATGACACTGCGAGAGCATCAGAAAGAATACTAGGGATAGCATCTGGTCCTTTCTTCTGATCTTCACCACCATCTGCAATAGAGATTGATTCTACTAGTGCAAGATAGATAGCACGATCTCGACACCACTTCTCAGCAGTATCTAGTAACCATTGCTGATCATTAGGAGTATGTACCAACTTCTCTAAGCAATCACATACTTGTTTGTATATGTCATCACTCAGATCTGTGCGCTTTTCAATATCAATAGCAAGCGCCTGCTTGGTAGGAATACTATTGTAACTGGTAATAAAGTTGGAAATCTCCTCAAAGATTATTCTTTCATGATAGTTATCAAAGTATTCCCCACGAACAAATGGCAAAACCTTTCGTGAGAAATCTTCATTGAAGATAAGATTTCCAATGACTGTGGTCTCAATTTTTTCCATTACGAACCGTAACTGAATTCCTCTTTTGCAATTGCATCTAGTTTTTCCATAACTTCAGGAGTGAAGTATTGATCTGGATCTTTCAGGATCGCCTTAGCATAGACTTTCTTACCGTCTATCTCATATCGACCAGCAACGTTTTTCCAAAGTCCGCCAATCTCACCGAGTTCAAGAAGACCATAATATCGATCAAGACCACGCTCATCGTAATACAGACGCACTGTAACATCTTTGTTCTCCTTGCTCAGACGAGACTTAGCAGTCTTTGCCTTGATAAGATTTCCGACGACTGCTGTGCCATCTTTCTCTTTTTTCTTGCTGAGATGGATGATTGTAGAAGCAGCATACTTGAGTCCACTACCTCCTCCCATTTCTTTAGTTGGGACATAAGCACCGATGACATCATAAGTGTGGTTAGTAACGATCATGGGGATGTTTGCTTGACCAAGTTTCAGAGTCAACATACGGAACGCACCTTTGATAAGTTGGGATTTAGTCATATCCCGAACTTGCTTGTCGTTCAGTGCGTCTGTGATCTCTTTCTCTGTGGAAAGCATACCAAGAGAGTCTAGCACAAACATCATGGGTTTGCGTTCATCTAATGGTTTCTTAAGACATAGATCTACTGCTTTCAGTGCCTTACTTCGGAACTCCTCAACTGTCACCACATTCATGATAGCGACACGCTCCATATCTACCCCACGACTTGCGAGTAGAGGTTTGTTAATAGCAGCCTCAGTGTCAAAGTATAAGCAAACGCCATCAGGATTATTATCCAGGAAATTCTTGACAACTGCAAGCGAGAAGAAAGTTTTGCCAGTACTAGACTCGCCAGCAATGGCAGTAATCTTATTCCCAGATACACCGCCAAATATAGACCCTGAAACAAGTCCGTTAAAAATGTACGAACCTGTGTCAACGTATGTTTCAGTTTCTTCAATGTCAGAAGCGAGTTTTGTGAAGTCATCTCCGATCTCCTTGACAATTTCTTTCAATAAATCCATTAGGCAACCATCCCGTATTGTTCACGTAAGATTTTTTTGTATGCACCGCCAGGGTTTTCTTGCCTGACTTCCTGAATGTTTTTCAGTTTTTGATAAAGTGCTCCGTCACCACCAAGTCGCATTGCGCTGATGATAGTAGCAAGTTCTTTGTCGTTAATAGGAAGTTCCATTCTACTCCATTACGTTTTTTGATTCTGTGCAGATAACCCAATTATAACTCTTTTTCATCTCTTTTGCAAACCATCTTGCATTTATTTCATCTTCAAAATATCTACTGTGTTGAATCGGAGAGAGTTCTCCGGGTTCTGACCAGCGAACAATATATTTACTCATGAAAAGAAACTCTCTAAACTCACCTTCTTTTCCACAGACCATCCGATAGCATCCAAAATCACACGAAGTGGGTCAAGAAATGCCTTATTGAACTGCATCTCATAATCGACGAATCGTTCTAAGTCCAGTTCTTTCGGAAAGTCTTGAATGAATGAAATCACGTTTTCTCTAGTCGGATTTGGATTCTTGAGGTAACAGAATTTAATCTTCTCACCATTTTGAATGTAGGCGTACTTCTTATCCAAACCACGCTCTTTTATATAGAAGTTGAATAGTAAGGCACCTCTAACATGCATCGGAGTACCCTTAGCATAGATTGTATTGGTGCCTTTGTATTTTACCACATTAGAAACAGATCTTGGAAAAGATATTTCTTCTGGTGGTAACGCTCTAAAGTTTTTACGAGATTTTTCAATGAAGTCAATCACCTCATCTTCAGTCCCACTCATCACCAGTTTCAAACCATCCTTGATCATCTGACGGCAGGGTGCAGGTGTGGATGACTTGACTGCTTCAATACCCATGATCTTGAGTTTAGGTTCTGCATATCGCACACCCTCACTATCCCATACATTAAGGATGTATCGTTTCTTGGCAGTCCAGATACCACGGTCAGCGATGTTCTCTCGCTTCATCTGCATCTTCTGGTCATAAGCATTCACATAGTCCGCCAACGCTTGATAAGAACTTTCAATATAAGGCTCAAATTCCACTTCACAGACCTTATTAAGGAAATCGACAACGACTTCAGAAGTTTTCTCTCTGCCTTTGAATACCCAGTCAACAAAAGGACCCAGATTAAGATAAATGGAATCAGTATCTGAAGCAATAACATAATCAGTGTTCTCCGTCTTGAGGATTTTGTTTAGTTTTTTATTCATCCGATTCTCAATCCAGCGGATAGATACCTGACCGGACAGAGTAATCGCCTCTGCGTTTGCTAGTTTGAAATACCTGAAGTATTGATTACCAATAGCACCATAAGCAGAGTTAAGAGAAATCTTCTTCGCCATTTGAATGTTGTTGCATCTAGCGATTTCTTTCTCAAGTGCTTTAGTAGGCGTCTTCTCATACTGCTGCTTGGCGGCAAGCATTTTCTTTTTGAAGATAACACGGTCACCATACATCTTCTCCATCAACTCAGGTAGAAAACCTTTCACATCTTTACGATACATTGCACCATTGGCGCATACCGCATAATCCTTATACATCTCAAACGTCAATTCCTCTTTAAGGATTCGATCAACCGTAGTCGAGGGATGTCTAGATTCCTGTAAGGTCTCTGGGGAGATGTTATACTGCATAATAAGATGAGGGTATAGACTGTTGAGGTCAAAAGACACAACCCAATCATACTTTCCCGGAATCGGTTCCTTGACATAAGCGCCTGCGTATTGTGAATCTTTTTCAGATCGCTCTTTTGGAGGGATAACTATATTCTTCTTCTTTAAGTAGTTATAGATAATCGCATCCCAAGTGCGAACTTGAAAGAATACATCATTATAATTCACCTTGGCGTCATACGCCATAGTCAATGCAAGTTCAATGAGTTTCATCTTGTCTTCCAGACGGTCAACAAGTTCTACGTCAACGATATTATATTCAATAAACTTTTGCCAGTTGCCTGTATAGAAGTCCTTGAAAGTATCAAACTCCGAGTGGTCCAACTTACGCTGTCCTAGTTCCACAAATGCAATGTGGTCCAGTCGATATGATTCTTGATTGGAATATGTAAACTTCTTATACAAGTCAAGATAGTCAATCACACTGATGCCTGCCAACTCACAAGTAATCTGTGGGCGACCATGCATCTGAATCTCACGGGTACGAACATTGTACCAGGGAGATAATTTCTTCATCACCTTTTCTCCCATAAGACGTTCGATTCTACCGACGATGTATGGGATATCATACAGTTCACAATTCCACCCTGTGATGACCTCAGGTTGCTCTGACTGCCACCAGTCTAGGAATCTATTGATAAGATCATACTCATCGTGACACAGGACAAAGGTGACATCCTTGCGTGTGTTGTTGAATGGACGTGATGCAAAGCAGGTGATGTGCTTAGTAGCAGCATCCTGCAATGTGATTGCAAGAATTTCCTCTGCAACGTTGAACACATCAGGGAATCCTTCCTCAGCAGCAACCTCAATGTCAATCGTGAACAGTTTAATTTTTGTCAAATCAAACTTAATTTCATTCTCAGGATACTTCTCTGAAATATACTGTGCAACATATCGATCATTACCATAGATATCAAAACCTTCTACGTCCTTATATTTCTCTACAAACTCTTTGCAGTCTGAGATCTTACCAGGTTTGATTGGTTCTACATACTTGCCATCAAGTGTTTTGTATTTTGATTCCTTCTTTGACGGCACAAAGAAAGTTGGGTGAAATGTTTCTTTGTACGAAAAGTGTTTTCCATCTTCATATCCACGCACCAGGATCTCATTAAAACGTTGATAGACATTTGTGTAGAATCTCATTTAGTCAGTGACTCGTAATCATCAAGTAGGGTTTGGTTGGGTTCAACCATTGTCAATATTTTATCAGAACTCATCATGATGATTTCATCATCAGACACATCAGTTAACCAACGTGTGAGTTCTCCATTATCAATCAAGCAAGGTTTAGTAAGTTTGCAATCAGGTTGTCCGATGTCTGCAACTATCGCTTCAACCTCACTCACTAAGAGTAGTTTGTTCACTAGACACAGTATCTGCACCGTCGGCTCTGAGTCGTCCACTTGATCCGGTGGAAGCATCATCTCGTCCATCGATAAATTGGTTTCCTCCATTCATTTTCTCCGTAAAAGTTTCCAAAAGTTCGTTAAGTGGATCAGTAATACAAACAATCCAATCTTTATTTACAATAATATCAGTATCCTTTGATAGAGGCATCCACCTATGGTAGATAATCTCAGGTTTCAATGTTTCTTTACCTTCCATCAAAACTTGGGACTTTTTAATCTTTAATGCATAAGGATTGGAAAACAAATAATTAACCAAATTATCTTCCGAATCTCTATATTCTTTGATGTCTGCGATGACTTCCTCTCCAGACTTTAGTAGTGCCAGTTGAATGCTCATAATCAGTTCTTACCTCCAGGTATTATAACACAAAAAAATGGGGGTCGCAACTGGTTTTTGCCAGTTCCCCCCATGCGGCGACGATATTTAACAAGGTAGCCGCAACTATTTAGATATAATCTTTACGGGCATGATGATCAGGAACCACCTTACCAAGTGTGACTGTCAGCAACCCATCCTCAAAGCTAACTGATCTAACTTCCGTCTCGTCACTGAGGGTCCATGCTCTAGTGAAAGATCGTTGAGCCATTCCTCTGTGGATGTATGTTTCTTCTGACTCTTGTTCTGCTCTTTGTCCTTCGACAAAAAGTTTACCGTATTCGGTGTAGACATTTACCTCTTCCTTTTTAAAACCTGCGAGTGCGAGTTCAAGTCTTGATTCTACGTTACTGACCTGAACTAGGTTGTATGGAGGATAGTTTGTCGTTGTTTCGTGCTGATTAAACAGACGATTAAAGTATTCATCCATACCTATGCTATGCTTATTTATACGATCAAGCAAAGCTGGTAAGTCTGCAGCACGATATGTGGTGATGTCACCCATGGTTCTTAGCTCCTTTGAAAGCGAGTTTGTGTTGTGTGGACCCATTCGGCATCCACTACTATTTAACCACGAAACATAAAAAAAGGGAACCGTAGTTCCCACACTTTTTTATTCGGTTGATTCTACTTTTTTCTTCTTACCAATATTGTATTTGGTTTCAAGAATCCATTCGTTCTTTTCCTTATAGGCAAGAACTTTGATTTGATTGAGTGGTGCAATATCAGTAACCTTTTCAGGACTGATAACTGTCACCAAACCCCAGTCACAAAGCAGTTGAATAATTCTGTTGCGTCTCTGGACATCATTCACTGTCAGGTTAGCATGCTTACCATCCAAGGCAAACAGTTCCTTAAAGTGAACAATATAATACCGTCCCTGCTTGTGCAGAATATGGCAGGACTGATAGATCTTTTTCTCCTTTCGGGATGCGACTCCAATTCTCGTCAGAGTTTCACGAACCTTGAGAAA